TGATGGCTACACTACGTTGGCTGGCGATAGAGTATTAGTAAAAAATCAAAGTTCTAGTCAATACAATGGTATTTATAACGCTTCTGCAAGTGCTTGGACTCGTGCAATCGATATGGATGTATGGTCAGAAGTACCAGGCGCATACACAGTCGTTTTAAATGGCTCTCAAGCTGATACAGCATGGGTATCAACATCTGCTGACACAGGCACTATTAACGTAACACCGATTACTTGGGTATTGTTTTCTGGAGTTTCTACTTATACCGCAGGAACGGGTTTAACTCTAGCTGCTAATCAATTTTCTATTACTAATACAAGCGTAACGGCAGGTGCTTATGGATCTGCAAGCCAATCATTAAGCGCAACTGTTAATGCTCAAGGTCAATTAACTGCTTTATCTGCACAATCTATTGCTATTGCTGCTAGTCAAATCACCAGCGGAACAATTGCATCTAGTTTAATTAGTGGTTCATACACAGGGATTACAGGGGTTGGAACGCTAACGGCAGGTACTTGGAATGCGACACCTATTGCTAACAGTTATTTGACTAATTCATCTATTACAATTAATGGCAATGCAGTTAGTTTAGGCGGTTCTACAACAGTTACAGCTAACACACCAAATTCGCTAACATTTAATAATAGCGGAACAGGTGGCGCAACAGGCACAACATTTAACGGCTCTGTTGCACAAACTATTTCTTACAATACAATTGGCGCACCTTCAACAACAGGTACAAACGCATCTGGAACTTGGGGTATTGGAATCACAGGTAACGCAGGAACAGTCACCAATGGCGTTTATACGACTGGTAGCTATTCAAATCCTGCATGGATAACATCTATATCAGGTTCTATTGTAAGTGGTGCTGTGGCTTCTGCTACGCTTGCTACAACAGCAACTAATATTGGCGGTGGTTCTGCTGGTGCTTTGGCTTATAACACGGGCGTTGGTGCTACAGCATTTTTAGCGTTAGGAACGACTAATTATGTGTTGACTGCTGGTGCTTCTGCGCCACAATATGTTGCTCAATCTACTTTATCTGTTGGGTCAGCAACTACAGCCACTACTGCAACTAATTTAGCTGGTGGTGGTGCAGGATATATTCCTTACCAATCAGGCGCAGGTTCAACATTATTTTTAAGTGCTGGAACTACAGGTCAAGTATTAACATCTAATGGCACTAGCGCACCTATTTGGACAACTCCAACGGCTTACGCAACAGTCACAGACGATACAACTACTAACGCTGTTCGCTATCCATTATTTGCTAATCAAACTAGCGGTAATATTTCTACTGAATATACAAGTTCTACTAAATATCAATTTAACCCATCAACAGGTTTATTGACTGCAACAGGATTTAGTGGCTCTGGCGCAAGTTTGACAAGTTTAACTGCTGGTAACTTATCAGGCACAATTCCTAGTGGCGTATTAGGTAATTCATCACTATATATTGGCACGACTGCTGTAGCACTTAATGCGGCAAGCGGTAGCATCACTTCACTTGCAGTTAATATCTCAGGGTCAGCAGGTAGTGCATCTACAGCCACAACGGCTACAAATGCTACAAATACTGCAATTACTGACAATACAAGTTCTGTTTCTACTTGGTATCCAACAATTGTATCTGCTACCACAGGAAATTTGCCACAAACTACTAGCTCAACTAAATTAAGTTTTGTTCCATCAACTGGAGTATTATCAGCAACATCATTTACAGGTGCTGGTACAGGCTTAACAGGAACGGCTACAAGTTTAAGTATTGGTGGTAATGCCGCAACTGCAACAACTGCAACAACCGCCACTACAGCAACAAATGCTACAAATATTGCAACAGCAGATGTAAGTACAAATGCTAATTACTATCTTACTTTTGTAAGTGCAACAGGTGGTAATGAGGCTTTAAATACTTCATCAAGCAAGTTAAAATACAATCCATCAACAGGGGCTTTGACAGCTTCTACTATTTATATAGCACCATAAGGAAAAAATCATGGGTCAATTAGTTTTTCAAGCAACGCTAGGTGGTCAGGTCGCTTTAGTTGGCCCTAATACCGCTTCCTCATATTCATTAAACATACCAGCAGTAAGTGGCAACGTAGTCACTACAGGCGATACAGGCACAGTCACTAATACTATGCTTGCTAATAGTTCAATTACGTTTGGTTCTACTGCACAAGCATTAGGCTCAACAATAACTGCAATTAATGGTGTGGCAATTGGTGGTGGTACTGCTGGCTCTGGCGCATTTACAACTTTGACATCTACGTCAGATGCTACGCTTCATGGCGTAACTGTAGGTCAAGGTGCAGGTTCTGTATCTACTAATACTGCGGTTGGTGCAAGTGCTTTATCTTCTAATACAACAGGAAATAATAATTCAGCTTTTGGTGTTCAGGCTTTACTTAACAACACTACAGGAATTAACAACATAGCCATTGGTAATTATTCGCTTATAACAAATACAATTGGCTCTCAAAATACTGCTGTTGGATATCTTACATTAAATAAAAATACAGCATCTCAAAATACTGCTGTTGGATATTCTGCATTATTTAACAACACCACAGGCACTCCTAACGATGCTTTCGGCTACCAAGCATTAACAAACAATACTACAGGTGTTGGAAATGTGGGTATTGGATATTCGTCATTAGGGGCAAATACTACAGGAACAAACAATACAGCAATTGGAACTCAAGCATTAACAAACAATACTATAGGACAATACAGCACAGCTATTGGCTGGAACGCTTTATATTCAAACACAGCAAACGCTAATACAGGCATGGGCAACCAAGTAGGAGCTGGTGTTACTACAGGTATCAATAATACTTTAGTTGGAGCCTATGCTGGATATTCTGGAACAAACAATCTTACAACAGGAACAGGAAATGTTCTTGTAGGTTACAATGTGGCAGTATCAACATCGGGCGCAATTAATCAAATTGTTATTGGAGCTGCATCTACAGGAAAAGGCAATAATACTGCTTTTGTTAATGGCTCTTCTGGCGCATACAATGGTGCAAACAGCACATTATGGGCTGTTACTTCTGATGAACGCATTAAAGAAAATGTTGTGCCGTTACCAAGTTCATTGCCAATTATAAATGCGTTAAATCCTATCAGCTTTGATTACATTGAGGATAAAACATCTGACGTTGGTTTTATTGCTCAAGAATATCAAAAAGTATTACCAAATCAAATTATTGAAACAGCCGCTAGTCCTGCTGAACAAGAGTTTGCTGGCACTGATACACTTTTAGGTATTCAACAAAACTTAACACCTTACCTTGTTAAAGCGGTGCAAGAACTATCAGCACAAGTCACAACATTACAAGCCCAAGTTGCGGCATTAACACCAGCATCAGGAACACCAAGTGCGTAAGGTATTAATAGGAACACCATCTTATGATGGAAAAGTGGATGTGTGGTTTGCTAACAGTCTAGTGAACACCATCCGCTTAACACCACCTGATACAGTTATTGTGCCTGTTTACATGGCTTATGATTCATTGGTGCAACGTGCTAGAAATGACTTGGTTAAACTAGCTCTTGAAGAAGGCTTTGATGACTTAATCTTTATTGATAGCGATGTGGAATGGAATCCAGAATGGATTAACAAACTTCTTAACTATGATGAAGATGTTGTTGGTGGTACTTATCCTAAAAAATCAGACAATTTACAATTCCCTGTAAAAGCATTGCCTGACGGATTGGTTGCTAATGATAATGGTTTAATTGAAGTCGAAGGTATGCCAACAGGCTTTTTAAGATTATCTCGTGCAGCTTTGCAAAAAGTATGGGATGTATCAGACGAATACCAAAACGAAAGCAAAACTTGTCGCATGGTATTTGACATTAAAGTAATGGATGGTCAGCTTGTATCAGAGGATGTAGTGTTCTGCCGTAAATGGCGAGATTTAGGTGGTAAGGTATACCTAGACCCATCTATGACTTGCAATCACGTTGGTGTTAAAAAGTATCAAGCTAACTTTATGGAATACATTAAAGCATTAGAGGTTAATAATGAGTAATTACACTTGGTCTATTAAAGGTATAGAAGCTGAAAACGAAGTTATTACTTGTGCTAAATACCAAGTAATTGCTAATGACGATAACAACTCTGTAGAAACAGAAGGCAATTGGTATTTTAACGGCACAATAGACAAACCTTTTGCAGATATTACAGAGCAAGACGTAATAGATTTAATTCAAAAAGAGTCTGTCAAAGATGGTGTGAATATTATAGAATCAAGACTAAATGAACAGTTAGTTTATTTAGCTAATAATACGATTGAAACTATAGCACCCTGGCTACCACAAACATTTACTCCTAGTTAGGATATATCATGGCAATGCCTATTGAGATTATTTCAGCAGCACTAAAAGATATTGGTGCGTTGGCAGCAGGGGAAACTCCAACACCAGATGAAGCTAATGATTCTTTATATTTACTTAACGGATTAATTGATCAATGGTCTAATGAGGATATGATGGTGTATAACACCACAGAAATCATATTTCCTCTTATTGCAGGTCAAGTTCAATACACTATTGGCCCTACACCATCAACACAAAACTTTATTGGTGCAACATTTACAGGTTCAATCTCAGGTAATATTTTAACTGTTACCGCACTAACTTCTGGCGCAATTGCACAAGGTCAAACTTTAAGTGGTTCAGGCATTCAAGCTGGCACTAAAATTGTGCAGTTTTTGACAGGTTCTGGTGGTCAAGTAAATGAATACGGCACTTACGAATTAAACATTAATTACACTTCACAAGTATCGTCAGAAAGCATTACAGCTTACTATCAAAAGCCTTTGTTTATTGATCAAGCCTATGTGCGTGTAAATACTAATTCTAATGGTGCGCCTGTTGCCAATGGCGGTTTAGATTATCAAGTAGCGGTGTTAGCTTTAGAAAACTACAATCAAATTGGCTTAAAGACACTTAACGGCCCCTGGCCTAAAGCACTTTACTATAATCCTAACGCTGAATCAGGTAACGTATTTGTATGGCCTAACCCAGCGCAAGGTGAGATGCACATGTTTTCATCTACCATCTTTAGTAACTATAGTTCACTAAACGATGTTGTAGTATTGCCACAAGGTTACACATTAGCTCTTAGATGGAATTTAGCTGAACGTTTAATGCCTATGTTCGGCAAAGCTAATCCAACGCAAATAGCAATGATCCAAAAGTTTGCTAACGAAGCTAAAGCCACAATCAAACGTAATAATATGCAACCTATTGCAGCAGCAAGCTACCCTGACTCTATGTTGGTTGGTCGAAGTCGTGACGCTGGCTGGATCTTGTCGGGGGGCTTCTTCCGATAGATTGAAACATTAATACTAAATGGTGTATAATTATGGCATGGACAAATACTATACATATATACACAAAAAACCCGATGGCTCAATATTTTATGTTGGCAAGGGAATTGGTAACAGAGCGTATTCAAAACGTAGAAATAATTATTGGAAAAGAATAGTTGCTAAATACGGATATGAAATTGAAATTGTTGCATATTGGGAAAATGAAAAAGAAGCATTTGAACATGAAAAATTGTTAATAGCTAAATACAAAAAATTAGGATGTGAATTAGCTAATTTAACTGATGGTGGTGAAGGAGCTTCGGGATATAAGCATACTGAATCGCATAAAATTAAAATGACGGGCAACAATTATGGTGCGTCATCATGGGGAATGACATTTAAAGGTAAAAAACATTCTGAAGAATCTAAAGCTAAAATGTCGTACAATAGAATGGGAAATACCAATAAATTAGGAACTAAAATTTCCGAAGAAGCAAAAGAAAAAATAAGGCAAGCAAGATTAGGTAAACCTGTTATAGCTAGACGAGTATTAAGCCCTGAATATGTATTAAAAATTAGGGCATCTCTTGGATACAGAAATATTGCTAAACTTGCTCGTGAATATGGTGTAGGTGAATCCACTATTCGAAGAATTAAGAATGGTGAAGCATACAAGGATGTGTAATGGCAGATTTTGGATTTGTAGGGCCTAGTTACAGCGCACCTTCCATCTATCAAGACGATCAGGAATGCGTAAACTGGCGACCAGAAGTTGATCCATTAAAACAACCTGGCTCTCGTGGTGTGGTTGCTTTATATCCTACACCTGGACTTACTTCACAAATCGTATTTCAAAATAAAGATGAAGTTCGTGGCATGAGAACGCTATCAGGTGATCAATATATGGTTGCTGTAGTTGGTGCTTATGTTTATGTATTAACTTCTGATTTTGTGCCTACTATGGTAGGGCAACTTAATACTTCTACAGGTATTGTTGGTATTACAGATAATGGATTAAATGTTTATATTGTAGACGGTGAAAATCGTTATACATGGCGCATATCTAATCCTGCTAGTGCTGTATTTAATGGGTCTATCTCTGGCACTACTTTAACTGTCAATTTAGTTAAAAGCGGAACTATTGGAATCAATCAATCTGTATTTGGTGTGGGTTTATCTGCTGAAACTGTTATTACCGCTTTGGGCACAGGCACAGGGGGTGTTGGTACTTATATAGTCAATGTATCTCAAACAGTCCCAACAGAAATTATGAATTCAGCTTCTGTTGCTGCAACATTAACAGGTTCTATTTCGGGT